CCTCACCTCCACTGCGGCGTCAACGTCGAGAACCTGTGGGGCAAGGGCAAGGAGTTGAAGCACGGGAACAACTACTCCGTGTCCGGCATCCCGACGATCCGAAAGCAGTTCCAAGACCACTAGCCGAAGCGCACGGCATCATCGAAGGATGCTCGCCACATCCTTCATCGACGGAGCCAACGATGTCATCACCGCAGTCCTCGTGATCGCGGTGGGCGCTGTCCTGCGCGGACTCTGGTCGCTTCAGCAGCGGCTCGCCCGACTGGAAGGTTTGGACGAGCAACGGGAGAGGCATCTCAGCCTGGATCGGGACACCGCCCGTGACATCCGATCCTCCGGTGATCATCTGGGGGACAACCAGGAGGACTGATGCCACCACTGACCGCAGCCAAGGAAGCAAGCCTGATCACCCGACTCCCGGCTGGGCGGCGCACGGAGGCTCTGAACAGGTTCAGCGCCAACGCCAACGCGCCGGGTGGCTCGAAGGAGAAGAACGGTCGCTCCCAGCAGGCAGGTCTTCAGCGCCTCGCCGGGACGATGGGCATCTACTGCATCGAGTCCGACCGGACAGGAGCGCTCGCCTACAACGTGGGCGGCGCAGTCCCGGCCTCGATCACGGTCGAGTCGGGCACACCCGGCTCCACCGTCATCGCCGCCAACGAGATGGACCCGGTCACGTGGGCAGCACCGGGGACGTACAACCTGACCGTGCAGGTCAGCAACACGCTGGCCGGGAACGCGAAGATCGGAGTGACATGAGTCCCTGCCCGACCTGTGTCGAGCGCCAGGCCACCCTCGGTGACCCGTCCGAGGCTCGCTGGATCGGACCCGACGGCGGCGAGTACTGCTCGCTCCACTTCATCCAGCGCTTCGGCCACGGCGAGCCGCTCGTCCGGATCGAGGGCTTCAAGGCCCCGACGACGAGGAAGGCCCCGGCGGCGAAGAAGCCTGCGACTCCGAAGGCGAAGGAGAAGACCGAGGTCAACGCCTGATGCCCTGCGTAGCGCTCGCTCGCGGGATGCGCCAGGCGGCTCCTCACACGGGCGTGGCGTTCAATGACACCACGGACAACAACCCGTGTGGCCGCAAGATCGTCCAGTCGGTGAACGGGGTCAACGTCTCGGCGGAGAACCTCTGCTCGTTCCACTGGCAGTTCCTGCACGGCCAGCGCGACTACGTGCTGCCCGTCGTCATGGAGCCGTAGGTGCCGCTCTTCACCGTCCTCAACCCGACCCAGGCTCAGGTCGCCGGGACGGGTGGGCCGTACCCCGCCTTCTCACGGAAGGACGGGGTCAACCTCAACAACAACCAGGCCGGGGCGCTCGTCGCCGACGGCCTCGTCGTGATGCCCAACGGAGGGAGCGGGGCGAGGACAGCCTTCGCCATCCTCGCCGCCCTCACCCCAGGACTCTCGACTCCAGCGGAGCGGGAGCAGTACCGCCTGAAAGCTGGTCTTCAAGAGTGGCAGGCGCTGCTGCGCCTACTCCGCTCGGTGGACTAGCACCAGCCGCCCCACGGCCCGAAGCCCGAGGAGTCGAAGAGGCGCTTGGCTGCGATCAGGTGCGTCACCGGGTTCCACATTCTGGCACGGAACTGTGCCATCGTTTCGCTCCGCCAGCGGTGGACGCCGTTCAACTGGAGCAGGCCGAAGGAGCCGCCGTTGGAGTCGCCCCAGTTCGCGGCCCTCGGGTTGCCGCCGGACTCGCGGTTCATGCAGCGCACCATCGTCGGTCCGTACTTCGGGCCGAACGTCTTCATCACCATCGCCTTCGACTTCGCGTACTGGGCCGAGTTCGTGCCGTAGTTGTCTGCGCCTGCCGTGCTGGCGAACGCAAGCACGATCACTATTGCGAGCGCGAGTAGAATCGATCTCATCGGGTCACCTCCGATAGTCGGATGAGAGCCGGGGAGATCCATAGAGGCACCAGTGCGTAGCGGCGACGGGAACCTCAAAGGCTCCCCGGCTCACGTCTGTGTGTGTAAGCCCGTAGTCTAGACGCCAATGACGACGGTTGATCTGGAGCAGGAGCAGCGCGAAGCCTTCGAGATCCTGCAGCGCCGCTACGGCGAGATGGAGGCAGAGCGCGAGGCGGCGATCCGCGACCCGCGCTACTTCCTCCGCCACACCTCCGCCACCGACTCCCGCACAGGCGAGGAGTTCACGTTCGACTTCGGCCCCGACTCGGGCTGGGCCTGGCAGGGCGACGTGCTGCAGGACTTCATGGACCACCAGATCACGCTGGCCCTGAAAGCGCGGCAGCTTGGCGTCTCATGGATCGCCATCGGCTACGCGCTCTGGAAGATCCTCTCGACTCCGGGCACCAAGGCGCTCGCCGTCTCGATCAACGAGACGGAGGCGTCGGTCCTGATCGGACGCGCCTGGGACCTGTTCGAGTCCCTGCCCGAGCATCTACGGATGGAAGTCACGGTACTTCGTCCGCACAAGGGGAGGCCAACGACCCAGATCGTCTTGGAGTTCCCAGACGGCAAGATCTCCTCCCTCGTCGCGATGCCCTCGACCCCGAAGGCCGGGCACGGGCAGGTCGCCACCCTCGTCATCCTCGATGAGCATGCCCGTCACGCCTACGCCGAGGAAGGGTGGAAAGCCTTCATCCCCGTCGTCGCCGACGGAGGCCAGATCATCATCGTCTCCACCGCGAACGGGATCGGCGGCACCTTCTACGACCTCTGGATGAACGCGGATGACCGGGGTGTCCACACGATCTTCCTACCCTGGAACTTCCACCCCAACCGCGATGCGAACTGGTACATGCGGGTCGCCAAGGCGCTGCCGGAAGCAGACCGCGCCGAGCAGTATCCGCTCACCCCCGCCGACGCCTTCCTCGGCACGGCAGGCTGCTGGTTCGACACCGAGGCGCTCACCTACTACGGCGAGAACCCGCGCAAGCCCGAGTACCGCTTCCGTTTCCACGTGGAAACGGACGGCAAGAAGGCGTCGGTGGTGCGCTCCAAGGACGGCTGGATCAAGCTCTTCTGCCAGCCGATCCAGGGCCGCGAGTACGCGCTCTCCGCCGACATCGCGACCGGGCGCGGCACCGACTACTCCTGCGGCTACGTGATCGATCTCACCAACGGCGAGCTATGCGCCGAGATCCACTGCAAGATCGATCCCGACCTCTTCGCCGAGCAGCTTCACTTCCTCGGTCGGATGTTCAACACGGCGCGGATCGCGCCCGAGATGGGCGGCGGCTATGGCGAGCCTGTCGTCCTCAGTCTTCGGGATGGGCGGAAAGGCCGTCCGCCCTACCCGAAGCTCTACCGCCACCGGATCGAGGACAGGCCGGACTTCAAGCAGCACATCACCTACGGCTTCCCGATCACGAACAAGACCCGGCCCCAGATCATCAACCAGGCCGAGCAGTGGATCCGCGAGCGCTCGCTGCCGTTCATGCCGCTGGAGTTGATCCTCGAATGCAAGACCTTCGTCAGGCAGGACGTGATGCCCTCGCCGAGGGCTGCGGCGGGAGCGAACGACGACCGCGTGATGGCGCTCTGCCTCGCGCTTGAGCTTTACCGCCTCTACGGGCACCACGCCCACGACCACCGCAAGCAGGTCAAGAAGCGCCGAAAGAAGTACCGTGCAAGGTACGAGTGGGAGTGAGCCGTCCTGCGACTTCCCTACGATCAGGGCGATCCCCAGACTGAGGAGTGACCGTGAGCCAGATGATGGATCCAGCCATGATGGGACCACCGCCGGGCGCTCCCGACCCCGGCATGGGGCCACCGCCGGACATGGGCGGAGGCGGAGTCCCCGAGCAGCTTGCTGCCGCGCTCGGTGGCGGAGGCGGGATGAACTCGACCGACCTCCTCGCCGAGGGGCCTCTCGCAGGAGAGGAGCAGGGTGCCGAGGAAGAGGTGGCGGAGGAGGATCCGCTGACGATGGTGAGAGACGCCATCGCGCTGCTCCGCAAGGCGGGAGAGGTGGAGCCGGACGACGTGCGCTCACACCTGATCGACAAGGTCCAGGCCGACCTGCAGAAGATCCTCTCGTCGGAGTCGCAGAAGACCGACAAGCTGCGGTCCGCGCTCGGTGGCTGACGACCTCCGAGATCCGTACGAGCCGACCCTGGAGTACCGGGATGCGTTGTCGATGGTCGTGGCAGCGCAGGAGTCTGCGGAGCAGTTCTCGCAGAACTACGTGGACAAGGTCGAGCGGCGCTACCGCGCCTATCGCGGCATGGCGGAGTTGAAGGTCAACGAGGGCGACGAGTGGCGCTCCAACCTGACGACGCCGTACATCCTCCAGACCATCGAGGGGATGATCGCGACGATGCTCGACCCGAACCCGATGTGGACGGTGACGCCGAGGCCGCAGCCGTTCGAGCCGCTGGAGGTGATCATGGCCCGGCTCGGTGGAGGCCAGATCGCATCGCAGGCGCTGCAGTGGGCGATGGACAACGACGACTTCCCGATGAAGCAGCGGCCCTTCATGCAGCAGGATCTCGTCGCCGGGAAGACCGTCGCCAAGATCGGCTGGCGCACCAAGAAGACGAAGAGGATGGTGCTGACTCCGGTCGAGGCGCAGATCCTCGACCAGTTCGGCAACGTCACCCACACCTTCCCCTCTACCTCCGAGGAAGAGCAGGACGTGACGATCTTCGACGGGCCGACGATGACCGTCCGCGACGTGCGCGACTTCTTCCGGCCCGAGTCGGCGACCAACGTCGATGACGCGGCCTGGGTGATCGACCGCTCCTGGCAGACCTTCGACGCGCTCAAGAAGATGGAGCAGGCGGGGCTGTACAAGCACGTCGATCAGGTGAAGGAGACGCAGAACATCGCCGCCCAGACCGGGTACGGGGAGCGCGAGCAGATCCTCCGCAACCAGGACAGGACGAAGGGCCTGATCGAGGTGCTGGAGTACTGGACCGACGAGCGCGTGATCACCATCGGCAACCGCCGCGTCGTCCTGCAGGACATCCCGAACCCCTACCGTCACGGACGGAAGCCGTTCGTCGTCACCTCGGCGATGCCGGACGCCTTCCAGATGGACGGCATCTCGGTGGTCGAGGCGCTCGGTCAGCTTCAGTCGATGCTGTGGACGATCCAGAACCAGGGCCTCGACGCGCTCCGCCTGAACGGCAACCCGGTCACCCTGATCCGCTCCGATGTCGATGACCCCGACGCCTTCGAGTTCCACCCCGGCGCTCAGTGGATCGTGGAGGATCCGGGCCAGGTGACGAACCTGCCGCTCGATCCGAACGTGGGCAACATCACGATCCAGCGCGAGCAACTCATCAAGGGCGACCTGCAGAACATCATGGGCGGTCTGCCGATGGCAGGCGGCGTCTCGTCGGGCACCATCGACCAGACGACCGCGACCGGGATGAGCATCATCACCTCCATCGCGCAGAAGATCATCAGCGCGAGGAAGCAGCACTACACCTGGGCCTACGAGCAGATCGGCGAGCAGTTCCTCCAGGTCATGGGCCAGATGATGCGCGGCGACCGCGCCGTCTCGGTGATGGGCAAGGAGGGGAACCGTAGACTGATCCTTGTCTCCCCGCTCGACCTGCAGGGCGACTTCGACTGCAAGATCTCTGTCATGGACGACTCGATGCTTCGCCAGGAGAAGAGGGCCGAGGAACAGGCGAAGCTCCAGACGGCGGCGAACGTGTCCCAGATCATCCCGCTCAACATGAAGGCATTCGTGGAGGACTTCCTCAAGAGCTACGGGGTGCAGGACACCGAGAGGTACTTCGCCAACGCACCTGGGACGAGGGGAGCAGCCGCTCCCCCAGCCTCCCCAGGCTCCCCAGGCGGCATGGGAACTCCTCCCTCCCCGGAGGCACCCAGTGGTCCCCCCGTCCCAGGTAATCCCGCAGGCATGACCGCTCCTCCTGGCGGCGGACTCTCGATGACGCCCGAGTCCTTCGCTCAGTCGCAACTCGCACAGGTCGGGAGAACGCAGTAGCCTGAGCAGATGCCGATGAGCCGCGAAGCCCGAGAGGAACTCACTCGACGGCAAGCGGCGTTGTCAGGGCTGACGAAGAACCCGAACTGGCCCGAGTACATCGCGGAGCATCAGCGGGAGATCACGCGGATCGAGAAGAAGATGCTCTCGGCGGCGAAGGGTCCCGAGCCTGTTGACCAGCGAGCGATGGACTTCTGGCGTGGGTGCCTCTTCATCCTGAAGTGGCAGATCGCGATGCCCATCGGTGCCGAGCGCAACTTGATTCGATACCTCCGCACACAGGGTGTGGAGATCGAAGAGGAAGAGGAGGAGCTAGAGCATGCCTGAGGCCGCAGATGCTGAGAGAGAGGTCGAGGACTTCTTCAACGAGGAGATCTTCGGCGCGAAGCCGCCCGTAGAGAACGAGGCCCCGTTCCCGACCGAGGCCCCCGTCGAGGCGAAGCCTCTCGAAGAGGTCGTGCTGGAGACGCCCGACCCCGAGGTGGAGGTCGAAACCCCCGAGGTCGAGACGCCTGCCGAAGATCCTGACGAAACCGTCGAGGGTCTTCCCGAAACTCCACCTCAGGAAGAGGTGGAAGAACGGGAAGAGGCGTACGCCACCTGGGCCAAGAAGCAGTACGGCGATGACCTCGATCTCGACAACCCGCAGGTCGCCAAGGTCGCCAAGGCCGCGTACGAGAAGGAGAAGATGCTCGGCGCGAAAGCCGAGGAGGCGCGGCGGCTACAGCAGGAGGCGGAGACACGGGAGATTCAGGAGCGGATCGACGCGCTCAATACTCCCGGCAACCTGACCCAGGAGGAGGACAACTGGGTCAACGAGGCGACCGTCTCCGACGACCCCGGCGAGTGGGCCTACAACGCGCTGCAGCAGCAGCGGCCCGACCTCTACGCGGCGATCATGGATCGCTGGTCATCGATGGGCGAGGCCGAGGCGCGGACGGCGCGGTCCTTCCACTCCCGCATCGTCCAGGCGGTCAGCGCTCCCCAGCCCTCCGAGCAGGAGACGTACACCGCCGCGCTCGGCGAGACGTTCACCTCGCTGGGGCTGAACATCGACAGCCACGGGCCGCTGATCCTCGCGAAGGCGGAGGAGCTTGGCGCAGCCCACCCCTCGGTGCAGGGGATGATGAGCCACGACCCCGACATCCGCCGGATCGCCACCCGCTCCGTCTTCGACCTCGTCGCGCAGGGGAACGTCACCGTCCAGAAGGCGAAGACGGACGATGTCGTCGCAGCGCGGGTGCAGGAGGAGCAGCTTCGCCAGAACGCCGCCGGGATCCAGCAGGCGGGTGGCCCTCGCGAGGAGCCGAAGAAGCAGGGCGGCTTCTGGGACGAGTTCGACAAGGAGATCGAGGAGAAGGGCTGGGACGGCAACCGTCCCACCTACGGCAGAGGCGAGTAGCGCCGTCCGGGGGGCTGGTCTAGTATCCGGGCCAGCCCCCATGACCATCGCCGAGGCGACACGGTCGGGCACATAGTTCCCCCGAGGAACCGCCAAGGCGGTACTCCCGACGGAGACGAGTCCTAGTCAAAGCTCGATACCAGGGAGAGTCATGGCGGACATCGCCGTAGGCAACTTCGTCCAGACCGAAGAGTTCCTCGCGGACGAGAAGGTCGTGGACATGGATCCGAAGATGCGTCTTCTGGATCCCGACTCCACCCAGTTCACCACGATGACCCAGCGGTCATCCAACCGCGTAGCCACGCGGGAGAAGGTCAACTGGCTGGAGGAGCAGTACGTCAACACGGTGGTCACGCTGACCGCCGGGTACACCGCAGGCGCGGTGGCAGCGGTCATCTCCGCCGCCGACGGCGTCTCGGTGCTGCCGCAGGACGTGCTGCGGAACATGAGGACGGGCGAGGCCCTCCTCGTCACCGCGAACGCAGGCGGTGCGCTCACCGTCGTCCCGTCCTGGGGCGGTCAGCCTGCGGCCTCGGTCGCCGGGCTGACGGGCGACAAGATGCTCGTCGTCTCCGACGCGCAGAAGCAGGGCGCGGACCTGCCGCAGATGAAGTACAGCCAGCGGGTGCTGGGCTTCAACTACACCCAGATCCACCGCACAAGCTGGACCTTCTCGGGCACGGCGACCGCCATCGAGCTTTACGGCGGACGCGAGCCTGCGAAGGAGGCGGCTCGGAAGCTGGTCGAACACAAGCGGAAGCTGGAGAACAACGGCTTCTTCGGGGCGCGGGACTTCGTCAACGTCGCAGGCGGCGGCAACGACGACGTGACCGGGTCGGCGGGTGGACTCTACGAGTTCATCCAGACCAACAAGCAGAACGTCAACGGCGAACTCACGTCGGACTTCCTCGACCAGTTCCTCGCCACCGTTCTCGCCAAGGGATCGCCGGACAAGGTGATCTACACCGGGACCATCGGGGCCTACTACATCTCGCGCTTCAACCGCTCGGGCCAGGGCGCGTTCTGGAAGCCGAGCAACGAGAAGGTCCACGGCGTCCAGGTGGACGGCTTCCTCTCGGGCGTGTTCGGGACGCTGATCCCGGTCGTCGTCAAGAAGGAGTGGTCCAACTACCCGGCAGTCGCGGGTGCCCAGATCGGCAACGGCAACCTCTTCGTCGTGGACATCACGAACGTCGAGCGTCGTCCTCTGCGCGACCGCGACACGAAGCTCCTGACGAACCGTCAGGGTCCGGGCATGGACCGCGTCTCGGCGGAGTACCTGACCGAGTCAAGCTGGACGGTCGCCCAGGAGAAGACGCACGGTCTGCTCTACGGGATCCTGTAAGGCGTAGCATCGGGGGGTCACGGATCCACGGCCTTGGGCCGTGGCCCCCCGAAAGTCCCGAGGCCAGAGGAGGCAGCATGCGTTGCATCAGCCAGTTCGGCGAGTACGGCGTCCAGATCCGCCACCAGCAGCAGAAGGGGATGGGCGACGGATCGATCCAGGTCACCGTCGAGCCGATCTACGCGAAGTTCAGGAACTTCAGCGACGAGACGATCTATGAATCCGAGATCGAGAGGGCCTCGAAGGAGTTCTCCTTCCGGGGCCGCTACCAGCACGTGGACGAGGCGACACCAGCCGACATCAGCTACCGCCTCTCGGTCTTCGACACCGAGAAGCAGGGCTACGACGAGGCCACGAAGGAGATCGTGGAGACGGAGCTTCGCCGCCTCGTCTCGATCAACGACGACTTCTTCATCGCCGAGGTGACCTCCGTCCCCGCCCCCTACCCGACCTGGGACACGGTCGAGATGCCTGCCTTCCAGATGGTGGCCGGGCTGGTCGAGATGGGATTCGATCTCAACGAGGCGCTCACCTACGAGAAGCTCTTCGGCCCTCACCGTGACGCGGTGATCGAGGCACTGGAGGAGACGATCAAGGACCAGCAGGTCGAGACGGTCACGGCGTGAGCTACCTCGACGGCCTGATCGTTGACATCGATGAGGGCGAGCGCTCTCGGGTGCGCCAGCTTTCCGGCGGCAGGGTCGCCTACGAGCCGAAGATCACCTTCACCCGCGAGGGCTTCGAGTGGCTGCGGACGGGGATCCTCTGCATCCAGTGCTTCGAGGATCTCCGCCCTCAGGGCGCGTTCCCGAAGCGCTGCCCGACCTGCGGCTTCCCCGTCGCCGACCTCCAGCTTCAGCAACTGGGCTACGACCACGTCGGCGAGGAGCATGTCGGCTCCCGGCTCAGTCTGTCCGACGAGTTGACCAGGATGGGGGAGCTATGGGTGCCACCCGAAAGCTGAAGCCCGGCGCTGTCTACGACGGCCCGAAGTCGATCCAGACCATCGACGGGGTCACCGCGCACTATGCGGACATCCCGTCCGGTCCTGTCCGGTTGGTCGATGAGGACGGCAGCTTCCGCGTGGCAACCGACGACGACCCGGTGCAGGAGGATCTCAACATCGTTGAGCTAGAGGTGGACGAGATCCACGGCCAAACTTCAACGGAGGCATGACATGGACGCAGTGCTACAGCCAGTGACGTTCGCTCCGGTCCGCCTCCACCCTGGTGCGGCGGCGGAGCTTCTGCGGGATCCGCTCAAGGATGCGGACCTCCCTCGCGAGATGCTCAAGCGCCTCAGGAAGCGGTTCGACCTGCTCCTGATGGCGAGCGGGAAGTCGAACTACTTCTCCGAGAAGCTGCGGAACGAGGTCCTCGGGGCCGTCGCCTTCGCCGCTCCCGGCACGGTCTACTTCGGCCTCTGGACGACGGCGGCAGGCACGAACATGTCCGCCTACGTCGGCAACACGGCAGGCGAGGTGACGGGCGGCTCCTACGACCGCGTCTCGAAGGTCAACAACACGACCAACTTCGCCTCCATCGTCGGCATGGCCGCGAAGGTCAACTCGACCGCGATCACCTGGGTCACGGCCACCGCCAACTGGAACGCCTCCGCTGTGATCCCGCAGCTTGCGGTCTTCGACGGCAACCTGAAGACGGCGGCGGACAACCTGCTCCTCTGGGGCGACTTCACCACGGCCAAGGCTGTCCTCTCGGGCGACACCGCGCAGATCAACGTCGGAGCGTTCTCCTACACGGACACGTAGACCATGCCGTCAGTCGTCGGGCAGGCATCGGCGGCGGCAACATCCGTCGCGATCCCGGCGCATAACGTCGGCGATCTGATCATCGTCTCGGCGCGGGGGACTGTCGCGCCGTCGGTCCCTGCTGCCGGGGGCACCGTCCCCGCCTGGCAGACGCTGCAGTCGGGGGCGCAGTTCTCGATGGGGCTGACGGTCGTCAGCTTCGTCGCCACCGCCACGACGACGACGACGGGCGCGTTCACGAACGCGACCCACATCTGCGTCCTCGTCCTCCGTCCCTCCGCGAATACGAGGCTCTCGACCTCGGCGGCTCGCTCCTCGTCGGGGGCAGGCAACAACACCCAGACCATCGTCTACCCGGCGCTGACCCTGAACGACACGGACGGCTCCTCAACAGGGGTGAGGGTCGGCACCAGGGCCGTAGCGATCACGGCGGTCGGGACGCCGCCGACAGGGTGGACGAACCAGTCGATCCAGCCTGCCGGGGCTGCGGCGCTGATGAGCGTCCACACCAGGGCGGCTCTGACCACGAACCCGGCGGCGGACTCGGTGGCGGTCACCTCCTCGAACGCGGCCTACCGCGCCGTCACGGTCGAGGTCGAGGAGATCTCGACCCTCGTCACCTTCGACTGCACCATCGCCAGGGCGGCGAGCGTAGCGCCTGCGCTTGGCCGGATCCTCTCCCCCGTCGCTTCGGTGGCAGGGGCGGCGGCGGTCAGCGCCGACACGGTGATCATCCCGCCGACCATCGTCTCGCTGGCGATCCTGCTGCAGACGAACCAGCCCTACGCCGGGGAACACACGGTCGGCGAGTTCCTCGTCGGGGACGAGGACGTTCTCCAGGTCGATCTCCAGACGATCCACCTCGACGCCTTCGACGGGCTGATCTCGGGGAAGGCCACGCTCGGCGCTTCGCTCTCGGTCACTCGCGGCCTCCAGGTGGACATCGCCAGGGCGGCGGCGCTCGTCGCCCAGGCGAACGCAGCCCGTGGACTCGCTGCTGCCATCGCCGGGCAGGCGGCTCTCAGCGCCGACCTGATCCGGGCCTCGGTGGTGGCGACGATGGTCGCTCCGGTCGCAGGTCAGGCGCAGGTCGCCGCCGACATGTCGATCTCCTCGGTCGCCAACTACATCCCGTTCGTCGCTGCGATCTCGGGACAGGCCGCGCTCGCGGCAGACCTGAGGACGGGAGTCCCAGCCGCAGGGCTGATCCAGGGCCAGGCCCAGGTCACCGTTGCCATCGGCAAGACGGTCGGCTTCGGCGTCAGCGTCCAGGGCCAGGCGACGGTCAGCGCCGACAGGGGCGCGACCAAGTCGATGGCGGTCACCATCGCCCGGTCGGCGGTCGTCGTCGCCCAGTCGTCCAGGGTCATCTTCTTCGACGCCTACATCGGCACGATCATCCCGCTCGTCGGCGAGCATCTGGTCGGCACCTTCCTCGTCGGCGGAGCCTCCGGGCCTCACGCGGTGATCACGCAGGACTTCGTCCGCACCGTCAACTACCCGTCAACCATCGAGGGCCAGGCCAGCCTCGAAGCGCTGCTTCGGACGAGCCTCCCGTTCGCGGTGGAGATCCAGGGGCAGGGCGGCATCCAGGCGAACCTCGTCCGCGCCACGCTGGCGCTCAACGCCGCGATCCAGGGCAAGGCAGACCTGGCGCTGATCTTCGGGCTGCGGCTCTACCTCGCCGCTCTGATCCAGGGGCAGGCCCAGGTCAGCGCCAAGCTCACCTACGACTGGCTCGGGCCGACAGGCCCCGGCGACATCCTGCTGCCTCCGACCCAGGAAGTACCGTGGATCCTCGTCCCCACCGCCGACGGCTCCGTCACGCTCGCCCCTTCGCAGGAGGAGGATGTGGTGCTGGCGGCAACCGAGGAAGAGGACTGGCTGCTCGTCCCGACCACAGAGAGGTCGATGTGATCCGTACCTGCGTCCATACTCCAGGCTGATGGCTTACACGCCCACCGACTGGCAGGACGGCGTCACCCCGGTCAACGCCGTCAACATGAACAAGCTGGAGCAGGGACTCGCGGCGGCGGTAGGGATCCCCGCCGACGTGGTTGTCGCCTCACCGACGGCCCACCTAATCCGCAACCGCTTCAACGCTGGGGACACCCAGCCTGCGTTCAAGCTCACGGCTGACGGTCGGATTGACTGGGGAGCGGGTGGTGCTGCCGCGCCGGACACAGCCCTCTACCGTGCCGGGGCCGGGACCCTGGTAACCAGTGGGAGCTTCTGGGTGGACGGGCCGTTCTTCGGAGGCACCCAGGCTTGGATCGCAAGCCCCTCCCTGACCGCGTTCGCCATCGGCGTCTACCAGAGTCCGGGTGGCGTCGATGAGGCGAACGACCGCTGGGAGGTTAAGGGGAGCGGCGAGCATCGGTGGGGGCCGGGAGGGGCTACCCCCACGGACACATGGCTCGCTCGCGGTGTCGCGCATCAGCTTGTGACCGAGAACCTGATGCTGAACGACGGGGCGCTCGACGTGAATCCGAAGACGGTCGTGACCCAGACCGTTCTCGGGACGTGGTTCCAGACCGAGAACGAGTACCGCTTTGAGCTTGACGGCAACGGAAAGATGAAGTGGGGGCCGGGAGGCGCGACTGCTCCCGACGCCTTCCTCTACCGCTCGGGGGCGCAGTACCTGCGGATGGAAGCGCACCTCCAGATCACCGGGAACATCTACCCGGACGGCAGCATCGTCAACAACAACCAGTCCCTCTACTCGTTCGTCTTCTCGGCGCAGGCTGCTGGTGACACTGGCCCTCGCCTGACGATCCAGAACAGCGGCCACATCTTCTGGGGGCCAGGGGCGGGTGCCACCGATGCGAGCCTCTATCGCGTTGGCCCTGGGCAGCTTCAGATGGGTGCCGCTCTGAACGTCCAGGGCTTCATGGCCGCGACTGGCACCGTCGGAGCGAATCCGACTGGCGCTGGCGCGGTTGCCTTCTCGTCCGTAGGAGGGGTTCCCTCCAGCGGCTACTTCCTCACCTTCCAGCAAGTGGGAGATGCTGGCTGGCGCTTCCTCATGTACGCGGACGGCGGGATGGCCTGGGGGCCAGGGAACACAGCAGCAGCGCCCGATACGAGGCTCTACCGCGCCGGGGTCGGGATTCTCGTCACTGACGGCGCGATGATCGTCCAGTCTCTCTACTCCGCTGGCGGGATCGTCGTTGACAACTCCAACGTCGGGCCAAGCAACAGGCTCTTCTTCGGCTCGGCTCTCGACACAAGCCTCTACCGCTCGGCGGCGAACGTCGTGAAGACGGATGGCACCCTGGAGGTCGGGGTGGGGGTCAAGTTCCCCGACGCTTCCGTCCAGACGACCGCCGCCACCGGGCCTCCTCCGGGCACTATCTCGATGTACGCAGGGGCTGCGGCCCCGGCGGGGTACCTGCTCTGCGACGGCTCCTCCCAGCTTCGCGCCACCTACGCCGCCCTCTTCGCCGCCATCGGTACCGCCTACGGCTCCGTTGACGGCACCCACTTCAACCTGCCTGACATGCAGGGCCGGGTTGCGGTCGGCAAGGGCACCCACGCCGATGTCGCGACCCTCGGCAACAACGACGGTGTCGCTGTCGGGAACCGGAGGCCGAAGCACAACCACACCTTCACGGTGCCGACGATCAACATCAGTGATCCCGGCCACACGCATAGGTACTGGACGGAGACAACGAGTGGAGGCGGCACCCAGGGATTCGCCTACTCAGGCGGCGGCTCCGAGAAGGCTCCGGGTCAGATCCGCACGGGCCAGTCCGGTGGCGGCGCTCCGCCAGCCGGAACCGCTGGCGTCAACGAGACGACTGGCATCACCGCTTCTGCTTCGGGCGGTGCGGCTGGCGTCGGTGGCACCGCTGCGGTGGACGCCCCGGCCTACATCGTGATCAACTACATCATCAAGACCTAGAGGAGAATGATGAACCAACACGAAGTCATGCTCGCCGCCATCGGTGACCTGGAGGTCACCCGCCGCGCCCTGATCATGGAGATCCAGGCGCGGGACGAGAGGATCGCGGAGTTGGAGGAGAAGCTCGCGGTCTACGAGTCGGCAGAGCCGACGGTGAACGGCTCGGTCGGTGAAGGGCTGACCGAGGAGATGGTCGAACAGATCCAGGGGGTCATCGAGTGACCCGCAAGCAGATCATGGAGCGGATCCAGTACACGCTGGGCCTGCAGGACGACACCACGTTCTCGGAGACGACGCTCGTCACCGACCTGATCTACGAGGGGATCTGCGACATCGTCGCCCGGACGCGCCCCGGCGCGAGGGTGATCAACATGACGACGACCGCCGACACCCAGACGCACGACATGTCCACCTTCTCGCTGATCTCCCTGCTCGACCTGGCCGACTCCAGGGGCTACCTCGACCGCTACACGCGGGAGGACATCGAGAAGATCCAGGCCCACGGTGGCCGGGGCTACGCCTGGGAGGAGCCGCTGCTCTGGATCTCGCCCATCGGCGAGCAGACGCTGCGGGTGATCGGCGTCTTCCGGCCCCAGCCGATGCCGCTCGAAACCGACTCCCCTTCGCACCAGCAGTACGGTGGCCTCGCCGCCGAGTTCCACCCGACGATCATCACCTACGTCCTCTGGAAGGGCGGGGAGTACATGCAGCATGAGGCGTCGGGCAACGGCGAGAAGTGGCGCGTCCAGTACGAGGGCCAGGACGGCAACGGCGGCGAGCTTGCGAAGATCAAGAAGATCCTCGCCAAGCGCGTCACGCCCGGCGGACCGCGTCGGCGCAACCCGCTCCGCACCGTCGGCTCGGTGCCGGACGCCGCATCGTTCATGGGGGGCTAGATGGCCCAGCCCGTCGAGATCTTCAAGAACATCAAGGGGATGGCGCGGGACTTCGCGGTGGACTCCCTGCCCAGCGGCTACCTCTGGGACCTGATCGACGCGATCCCGAACCGCAAGGGTGCGCGGATCGAGCAGCGCGGCGCGTGGGAGTACTTCACCGCCACCCTCGGCGGCACGATCCAGGGCGGCTACCACGCTGCCTTCGCCAAGGGGCAGAAGCTGCTCGTCGTCGCCAACTCCCAGATCTGGGACGTGAACCTGATCACCGGGGTGGCGACCTCGGTCGGCGCAGGCCCGGCGACGATGGTCCAGAACGGGGTCAAGCTCAACGACCGCGTCTACTTCTTCGACGGCGCTGGCCTGACGGTGCCGAAGGTGGTGACCTACGACGGCACCACGGTCACCGTCGCCGACGCCCATGCCTCGACCCCGAAGGGGAAGGTGGGGATCGCCTACAAGGCGCGGCTCGTCGTCGCGGGTGACCCGGCTGCACCGCAGAAGGTCTTCTTCTCCCAGCTTGAGGAGGACGGTGGGCCGCTCGCGGCCTGGGACTCGGTGTCGTGGATCGGCACCACCAACGAGGTGA